ATTCCAGAATTATAAAATATATTTGTATTACCTATTGGATTTTTAAGTAAAAAACTCCAGGTTACATAGAAATATCCGGGAATTATCTTTTGATTACTGGAGTTTAGACAACTCACGGCAATGGCCATATATATAAAGGGATTTGATTCTTGATCAAATTGTCCTGCTGTTTTGTATAAGTTATATTGAAGATTAGATTTTAATCTGACTATAGAAGTAAATCCCTTATAACATTGTGATAATTGGCCACCATTTGAAGTTCTTAAGCTTTGTTGTAAGTTGTCATTTGAGGGAGCTTGATTCCATAGTGTACCTGCTATGACATTACCTTGTTGAGTTACAGCACATTGGGGTATATATGTAAATTTCATTGCTAAAGGTCTATAATTTTGATACCCTTGTGCTAAGGCTGCTATCCTTGTTCCTAACCAATAACAAGGATTTGCTGGAATGACTGTTATTACTCCTGTATTTTGTTGATCCACTATGGTTTCTGGAATTTTATAGACCAAGTCTCTTCCTGTTACTTTAACTGTATTTCCATCTTGATATAATATTTGAAAATCTCTATTCATTCTTTTTGTATTGGCAGCTGGTATTCCCGTTCTTGGTCCACGGTTACGTCGAGTTTTGGTTAATCTCTTATTTATTTTGTTGAGTGTTTTTGTGATTTTTCTTGTTTTATTTTTGATAGTATTGATTTTCTTGTTTGTTTTAAAGTTTTGATTTGTTGACATGTAAGTTGATTAAGCCCCATGCGAGATTTGAAATAATGATAATCTAATACTGCATCGGTTTGCTCGTTGATGTATTGTAACTGCTTGGTGGATAATTTACTAGTATAATTTTCTTGTAATAATTTCATTGTGTCCCAATAACATCCTATTATTTTATATGATTCTACCCTAGGTTGTGTGTTGTACAATGTTTTTAAAACATCTTCGCCAAAATCTAATACTGAAAATGTTTTTATTTTCATTCTCATTTGTCTTACTAATTCCGCATTTATTTCTACTGCATGCTTAAATTCTTGTTCATTTCCTCTGTGGACTTGCATTGCTGCATAAATGTATCCATTTGCTAATATGTCAAATATCCCTATTCCTGCATAAGTTGATAATGTTGCTATGGCTTGTTGTAAATAATAATCCCTTCTTGCTGTTCCTCTTAGTGTTTTTATTTTTCTAGAATACAGTGTTAAGTTGTCGAACTTTTTGATGTCTCTAGTTAATATTATTTTATTTGAATGTATATCTGTGTACCATGCTTGTAATGAGCAGAAGCTTATTGTATTAGGGGGCCCTATATTTAACATCTTTAATACTTGTCCTAGTCCATATTGTGTTGGTGTTACTGGTGCTGATGTTAAGAAATATTTGCCATATATTTTTCTTATGTATTCATCGCTGATATAATTCTTATATAATACTGTGAAATCATCACCTTTTGATATCAATTGGAAATCTCTGTCATAAACCAATCCTTCTTTTTCATTGACATATAAATTGTAT